GTGGGGATGTGGGGCGCTGCCGTCTCGGCCGCCTTTCTGGTGGGGTGCTGCGCCCCGCTTCCGGTGTTTTCTCCTGCCGCAGAACCGGCACTCCCGCCCGCCAATGCGTCCAGCAGTCCGCCCTCCTGCAAGATGCCGGCGTAGATGTTCTTTGTCGGGTCGCCGTCCTTCAGCGCCTGATACTTGCCCAGTGCCGTCAGGAGCTGACTGTTTGTCCAGTTGCTCCCGCCGCTTCTCGTGCCGCTGCTGCTCCTGCTGCCCGAAGAGCCGCCCGAGCTGCCTGCGCTCTTTTTCGCCAGCGTCGTTGCAAGCTGCCGTCCTGCGATCGTCCTGTAATTCCCCACAGAGTTCGGATCCAGGCCGTACAGTTCCAGCACCGCTCGTGCAGCCTCGTCGCTGCCGCCGCCTGCCAGCCCGGCTGCGGTCGTGAGCGCACCCGCCTTGTCTGCGCGGGTGATGGGTGCGCCGCTGTAATTGTCGAAGATTCCAGTGTCCAGACCATACCGGCCCAGCACGGCGTTCGCGGCATCGCCCGCCCCCTGCTGGTACAGGTTGAACGCCTGCTCGTAGGCATTCAGTGCATCGCTCTGGCCGGTGCGCTCTTTGTTGTACTCCCACTGTTCCCGGGCAAACTCGTTCTCCCACTGCTGCTGGGTGTAGCCCTTGTAGGTGTCGTAGGCCGTCAGACCGGCTCTGCCCACACTCTTCGCCATCTCCCACAGGTTCAAGAGGAAATCGCTCTTCTCCTGCGCCGCCTGGTCTGCCCGGCTCTTCTTGTAGTCCCGCCAGTCCTGCGCATTGGCCACAGCCCCCTGATGCTCTGCCGCCTCGAGGCTGTCCTGATTCTGCAGCGCACTCAGCAGCCCCGAGAGGCCGTTCTGCTTCAGCTGGTACATGGTCAGGGCCTTGTCCCGCAGGCCCGCGAGGCCGTCGTCTACCTTCGCCATGGCCTGCTGGTAGCCCTGCTGGGCCACACTGTCTGCGTAGCTCGAGCCGTACCCGCCGCTCAGCGCGGCAGCGCCCGCAGCGGCGTTCTCGGCCGCCGCTCTGGCGTTCGCCTGCGCCCCCGCGCGGTACTGCCGGTAGAGGTCGCTGTCCGTGCCTACGTCATAGCCCGCATTGCTGGCCGCACCCATGCTGTCCAGTGCCTCGTTGATCCGGTCGGTGTAGTTGCTCTGGTACGCCCCCGGCATCGCGTTCTCCGCGTCCTTCTGCGCCGCCTGCGCGTCCTTGTATCTCTTAAAAACTCCCATTTCTCAAATCCTTTCTCCTTTCACAGCAAAAACGGCAGCAGGCTTGCGGCAACGCTCAGGATGGTTCCAAAGAGGCCCGTCCCCCGGCTCTTCTTCGCCTGGCTTTCGCTGGCCGCCTGATTGTACGCGCTCTGATAGTAGTTGCGCTGGTTCTCCCAGTTCTGGTAGTTTGTCTGGTACTTCTCGTAGTCCTGTGCCTCAGCCTGCTGGTAGCCGCTCAGCTGGCTCTGCAGGTCGCTCTTTTTCTGGGTGTACTGGTTCAGCGCCTGGCTGTACAGGCTGTTGGTGGCGCTACTCAGGCCCGCCATGGCGTTCTGGTAGGCGCTCTGGCCCGCCTGGGTGCCGTAGCTGGAGCCGTACCCGCCCGAGATGGCGCTGGCGTTGGCCTGGGCGTTCTCGTTGGCCAGCTTCGCCTGCCGGGTGTAGCTGTTCTTATACTGCTCGTAGGCCGCATCCCGGGTGGGGTCGTAGCTAAAATCCTTCATCCCGTCCAGCTTGCCCATCACGCCGTCGATCTTGTCCTTGTACTGGCTGGTGTAGCTTTCCGGCTTCTTCGCCTCCCACTCCTCCAGCTGCGCTCTCGCATTGCTCAAACTGCTCATAGTTCATATCCTCCTGTCCTCGTAAGCGAGGCCCGCTCTTTTGCGCCCTGTCTGGCCTCAGATGTCCAGCTCAGACCTGTCCGACCTGCCAATGGCTCGCCCTTTGGGAGAGCTGGCGCGTCAGCGCCTGAGAGGGCTATTTCAGCTTCTCCTGTAAGTCCCCCGAGAGGTTCTCGGTGTCAATGTTGCTCAAAATGTATTCCAGCTGCTCCTGCATCTGGTACAGATAATTCCTCAGCTCCCGGGCGCTGGCCGTATCCAGCCCATCCAGCCTCGGCATGGAGATCTTCGAAAGCCCTACGATACTAGCCACGTCTCGGCACACCTCCGTTCACTCTTCCGCCCTCGCTGTTGCTCAGCGTCATGGCGATGCTCCTCACTGCGATCTGCCCTTTTCCGGTCAGACGCAGCCGCATGGTGTCGTGCCGGGTCGGGACGAAGGGCAGATTCACCCGCACACGCTTCCCTGCGGTATCCACCCGGCCCACCTCCTGCCACTCGCCGCCGTCGAAGCTGGCCCACAGCGTCACCACGGTCCGCTCCATGGCGTCCAGCCGCACCGTCACCCGGCTGCAATACTTGTCGTCCGGGTCTCCGAGTCCGATGTCTCCGGTCACAGCCTCATATTCCACCGTGTCCTCTTCGCCGCCGGCTTCCCGGCTCCCGTCTGCGGCCCAGATGGCCTCTTTGTCCCAGAGGTAGAGCTGCCGCCCGGTGCTGCACATGGCCCAGCCGGTGGCGTCCTCCTCGTGCCAGAGTCCTTTCTCGGTGTCGTACACCAGCAGCCGCTGCCCGCCGGGGCTTTCGGTGTGCAGGTAGTACCGCCCCACCAGCCCGCCGGCGGCCGCCCTTGTCACCCGGCTCATGGCCGTCTCGTCCAGCGAGGCCGACACCTTGGTGGGCAGGCTGCCGTCCCACGCCATGACGCCGTCCATCGAGAGGTAGTACAGTGTCTCGTTGATGACGCAGAGGCTCTGGTGGGCGCCCTTGGCCACGCCCGAGCACTGGATGCTGCTCATCTGGTAGTCGCTGGGCTTGGTGCCGTAGAGCTTGTGTAAGCCGTTCTCCTTGAAGAAAAGCACGTATCCCATGCAGGTAGCCGCGCCGGTAAAGGCTCCGTCGCTGCCCACCGTCACCGCATAGCTGTCCGCCGCAATGCCCCGATAGGAAAACCAGTTGGTGGGGTCGCCCAGCTTGCAGGCGTAGATCACATTTTCCCGGCTGCTGCAGCCCCACACCCGGTTGTCGCATTCGGTCACGAAGTCCAGGTCCGGCACCCGGCGTTCCAGCTGCACGGTCTGTTCCGCCGCGATGCTGCGGGTCTGGCTGCCGTCCAGGCTGGTCCACTGGGCCGCATCGGTCCCCTGCACCAGTGTGCCGTAAAAATAGTCGCCCGCCGGGTCGGCACGCACGCACAGGCTGTTCTCCGTGACGGCATACACCACGCAGTCCCCGTCCAGTGCTTCCCACTGTCCGGCCTGCTTTGCCGCCGTGCCCTGCACGGTCACCGTGTCCCACTGGCAGAATTTTTCCTGCGCACCGGCCGCCGTGATGCGGCAATAGTCCAGCGGCAGCGCCGTCCAGTTGCCGGACGCCGCGCTGTACACTTCCAATGTTCCATCGTACCGCCAGGGGTGCTCTTCGTCCTCCACCTTCAGGAAGATCTGCCCGTCCGCCGGGCTTTCCGGCTCTTCCCGGCCCACGCCTGTGGGCGTGTAGGTCCTGCCCTCCGCATCGCAGGGAGCAAACTCCACGCTCTGGCCCTCCGCTTTCCAGCAGGCTCCCAGCGCCGAAACGCTGCCGTCTGCCGTATCAAAGGCGACCTTGTCCGGAAAGATCAAAATTTTCGTGCCAAGACCCACCAGCGCCTTTTTGCTGTCGGCCACCGCATCGGTGCAGGTCACGGTCTCCCCGCCGTCGTCCGGAGTGTACACCAGGTCTTTCCCGCAGACGGTCAGCAGCCCGTTCAGGTGGTACATCCCATTCAGGCCGGTGAGGGTCCGCAGCTTCCGGCGGGGCTTGCGGGTGCTCAGCGCCGGGAAATCCCGGGACGAAAAATTGATCCCCGCACTGTACTCTGCCTCGGAGCAGCCGTAGCCCTCGTTCAGGCCCCCGAAGGCCCGCAGCAGGGTGCGGCTGTTCTGGACTCTGGTCCGGTTCGCCAGAACCATCTTATCCCTCCTTTCACCACTGCCAGCGGGTGCAGGCCCGCGGCGGATAGGTCCGGCGCAGCCAGGCCGCAAGCTCTGCCAGAATGCCATTGTACTGTGCCTGCTCCCCGGCGTAACGGTCGGTCTCGCCCAGTGCGGCATCGGTCATGGCGCACAGGTAATGCGGGTACAGGGCATCAAAGGGGGCCGGGGCCAGCAGCACATCCTCGTCCTGCAGGCCATCGTCCCAGGCCCGGTCCGCTCCCACGGTGTCAAAAGCATCCGTATCACTGGCCTTGAAAAAGCGTTCCCGCAGCATGCCGTCTGCTTCCCGCAGCCACTCCTGCCGGGTGTGCACGGACACACGGCTGCCGGGCCGCAGTTCCTCGGCGCGTTCCAGCGCCTGTCCTACTGTCATCGTTCCACACTCCTTTTCAAAAAAGCCCGGCGGGGCATCTCCCTGCCGGGCTCCGGTCCTGTTGCTTACTGTGCCGCGTTCTCCGCTGCCGCAATGCGGGCAGCGGTGCGCTCGTCCTGCATCTGGCTGTGTTCCAGCACCTCCGCCACTTCGGGCGGCACCTCCACTTCCACACCGCGGCGGATCTTGTAGTTCACGCCGTTCACGCTGACGAACAGGTCGCCCTTATAGCGGCTGTTGTCCTTGAACAGCCGGATGGTTCTTTTCTGTCATCCTGCACACCTCCTCAGTTTGCGGCGGCGTTGGCCGAGTAGCTGGACACGCTCTCGATGC